GGGGGGGGGTGGAATAAACAGAAACGCATTTCGCAGGGCAGGGAGGCAAAGTATGTCTAATGCCCGTGAATGGCGAGTTGTAAACGCAGCCAACAGATACGTTGACAATATATCGGGAACACGTCAGTACGATAAAGACAGCCCCGGCAAAGCCGATAGCCGAAAATACTCCCGTAGGACTTACATGGGTCTGAACGCAGGTTAAACACTATAACGTGAACAGTCAAATGGAATTGAAGTTAAGCAAATATCTCACTGGCGAGGTGAAGACGGTAAAACGCTCCACCGTACACTTCGCCGATTATAACCCTCGCACAATGGGCGAGGAGGAATATAAGTCTCTCAAAAGGAGCATCAAGAAGTTTGGGCTTGTAGGCCATCTAATCCTAAACAAGCGCACCAATACCATCGTGCAAGGCCATCAGAGCGTCAAAGTGCTGGATGAATTGCAGAAGTACGACCCCAAGACGAAGAAGAATGACTATCTTCTCCGCTTTGAGGTTGTTGACATGGATGTAAAGACCGAAAAGGCTTTCAATGTTATCCTTAACAACCGCAATCTGCAAGGAGAGTACGATTATGACAAACTCGGTGAGATTTTTGCTGACGTTGACTACAAGGACGCTGGCTTTACCGATGCCGATATGTCTGCGATGGGATTAGACTACCTTTTCAAGACCGAGGAGGAAGAGAACCTTACGGATGCGCTCTCTGACCTCACCAAGGAGGCCGAAGAGGAAGACCAGGCAGTGCGTGAGGAGAACAAGGCCAAGCGTGATATGGAGCGAGCCGCTAAGGTTGCGCACATGAAGCAGGTAAAAGAGGAGGTGAAGAAAGCGGCTCAGAAGTCAGCGGACGACATGGACTCTTATATTGTGCTCAGCTTCGACAATGTAGAACACAAGAACACCTTTATGCAGCGTTTCGGGTACTCGACCTCTGATAAGTTTATCAAGGGCGAGGATTTCGACATGAGATGCGAGGTGGCGGATATGGAGGAATAAGCTATGCCAGCAAAGAAGAAATTTGATTATGACGGGCAGGACTTCTATACTGCCATAGGGAACCTCGCAAGCAAGGACTATGACGATTACGAGATTGCCCAGTTTATTGGTGATGAGATACGCTCAATAGTAAGGCAGCGTTATGAAGATGCCATAGATACGGCTGAGACTCCCGACCAAATACCCGAAGAGCCAAAATATGACGAGATACCCAAAAGCCTAACACCCGAAGTGTTTGCCAAAATGAAAAACGGGAACTATGAGGGGTGGTCAGAGCAGGAGAATAAGCTGCGCTCGATGCTAATTTCGCAAGTATTGCAACACGCACGGGGGCAGTTGAGGCTTGTTTACAAGGGAGTTTACGATAAGGTTGCCCTTGGTAAAATCAAGACCAAGACCACTATCACACAAGAGAGAAACACCGTCACGAAAGATGGCACTCCCTATACAGAGAAGACTATTACAACAACAACGCAGGAGATGCCGCCAAACCTACAGGCTCTAACCATGTGGCGTTGGCACCATGACCCCGAATTCAAGAAAGCCATGACGCAGATGAAGCGCATGGACGTTTCGTTGGAGGACAAATCAATAGACAAGATAAAAATCAACGTAGTCTATAACAAGAAAGAGGACACTGACCTGCAAGAGCAGAAGAAAGAGGAAAACGAATGAGCGAGCTTTCACTGAAATGTACGCCAGTCTTTGCCCGTGCCATGAAATCCCATGATAGCGGCAAATACAATGTTTTGGTTTTCGAGGGAGGAAGCCGAAGCAGTAAGACGTACTCGCTGATTCAGTTTTTCATAGTCCTTGCCCTACAGGACACGCACAGACGAAGAATAATCGTTTCCCGTAAGAAAGGAACCTGGCTGCTGTCAACCGTGTGGGTGGACTTCAACAATATCCTCATTGACATGGGCATTGCCGGGCTTGCCTATATCAACAACTCCCGGCACATCATAAGGATAAATCACTGGACGTTTGAGTTTGTCGGGCTTGACGACCAACAGAAGCTCCACGGCCTCACCTGCGATATATTTTGGATAAACGAGGCTATGGAAGCCACTAAGGATGACTTCGACCAGCTCGAACAGCGATGTTCGGGCTTTGCCATTCTTGACTATAACCCAACGGCAGAGGAGCATTGGATTTACGACAACGTATGCCGGAGACCCGACTGTTACTTTGACCATTCTACCATGTTGGACAACCCGTTCATCCCGGCCAACATGCGCAGAAAGATACTCTCCTACGAGCCAACACCCGAAAACTATGCCAACGGCACGGCTGATGAAAGAAAGTGGAAAATCTACGGCCTTGGGCAGCGTGCGAAGCTGGAAGGACTTATCTTCGAAAAGGTCTCACTTATCAAGGAGATACCTTCCTACGTACAGAAATTTTGGCGTGCGCTCGACTTCGGCTTTACCAATGACCCGACAGCCATTGAGACGGTGGCGTTTCATAATGACTGCCTGTATATTGATGAGGAGTGTTACGACACACGCATGACAACTCCCGAAATCATAGAGAAATTAAAGACGCTTCCCGAAGCGAGGTCACGCAAGATATGGGCAGATAATGCCGAGCCAAGGGAGATTACCGAGATACGCAATGCCGGATTGCCAATCCTGTCAACAATAAAGGGAGCTGGCTCTATCAATTTTGGAATTGACTTCATGCAGGGATTGAGAAGAATATATATCACAGAGCATTCCCTTAACATCAAAAAGGAGTTCAATAACTATACTTGGCAGCAAGACCCAAAGACAGGACACTTCATCAACATACCCGTGGATAACTATAACCACGCCATAGACGGTATTAGATACGTTTGCACGATGGAGTTGCTTGGAATGGCCTACAGGAACATGCCAAACCGAAAATCATACAACGGATATTTCTAAGATAAGATATATGAACAGTATAGACGAAATTTTTGCTTTCCCCACATGGGAGGAACGCATTGCTTTCATCAAGGCTTCACGCCGTACTCCTCTGCCAGCTACAAAGGCGAATATGGATGCATGGTTTACCAAGCGGCATAAAGTCTATGACCATAACATCCGCAAGGACATGAAGACCCTTGTCAAGGAAGAGTACACTGACCGCAAAGGCGTGGTACATCCTCCTACGTTCGAGAAAGAGCCAGTGGCACGTATCGGCTT